AGGGTATCGTCAGTCGTATTTTCGACCAAGGTACAGGAAGGATTTTAGATGAAAATCTCATCCAAATTCCGGCCATTGAAGCAATCCGTTTACTTACGGCCTGCTTCAAAAAGCTGGAGATCGACTGTGCTCCTAGTAAGGTGGCACGGTCGATTGAGACGTTCATGCAAATTGAGCATGACCTCTCATCGGCTATTCTCCAGGAGACTAGCAGATCGCAATTTATTGCGGTTGCTAGTATTGTTTGGAATTGTCTCTCTGATATTGATATTAGAGAAACTCTTCCCAGACATGGACCTGGGGCCACTGAAGAGCATATTTCTGGAAACCAGAAGTATGCTTGGAAGCGGTGGCACAACCGTATCGAACCTTATTTCCCTTTGTTAGATACAGCCTATACTCTTGGCTGTTATCCTTCAAAGGAGTTCGATGATGTAACGGTTGTTTCTCTGGAACAGGAACGGCCCGTAAGGGTCGTTACTGTTCCTAAGACGATGAAAGGGCCCAGGATCATTGCTATTGAGCCTTGTTGCATGCAATTTGTGCAACAAGCGATCCGATCTGTGTTGTATAACAAGATCGAATCATCCTACTATTCGAGAGGACATGTGAATTTCACTGACCAATCGATTAATAGGAATCTAGCAATGAGTTCGTCGAAAGATGGGCGATTGGCGACAATCGACCTGTCTGAAGCAAGCGATAGAGTGTTGAACTCTCTCGCCCTTCACATGTTCGATTGCAACCCTGATTTAAGGGACGCAATCGCTTCATGTAGATCGACGCATGCGAGCTTACCGAGTGGAACCGTTGTAGGTCCCCTCAATAAGTTTGCATCCATGGGTAGTGCTTTGTGTTTCCCCGTAGAGTCCATGTACTTCTATACAATATGTATAGGGGCTCTATTGGAGAAGCGCAACCTTCCTGTGTCGTCTCGAAACGTCTACAAAGTGTCTCGAGACGTCTACGTGTATGGGGATGATATTTTGGTCCCCAGCACGGAGGCAACTTTTGTCATGGATCACCTGCAAAAGTACCACTGCAAGGTGAACATGTCCAAGTCTTTCTATACTGGAAAGTTTAGAGAGTCTTGTGGCATGGATGCGTACGACGGTGTGTGTGTTACACCAACATACATCCGTCAAACGCAACCCTATGACAAACGGCAAGCTAAGAACATTGTTTCTTGGATTGCTAGTGCTAACCTCTTTTCCAAACGAGGTTGCATTAACACCGCCACATACATGTTTAATGTATGTGAGAAATATCTGGGTAAATTACCAGATGTTTCAGAGACAAGTCCTGCGCTTGGACGTGTCCGTGACCACATCTGTAATCCACCTGGACGGTGGAATTCCAGATTGCAGCGCTCAGAAATAAGAGCGTTCGTGGCCTCACCAGTTTATTACACTGATAAATTGGACGGATACGGTGCTCTCAGGAAATGTTTAGGTATCGGTGGTTCCAGGTCTTTCACATTTGGTGAAGACTTGATTTCCATCGACTCTAAGCATCTTGAGAGATCCGCACGGCACGGCGCCGTAGCACTAAAACGCCGTTGGGTTTCAGCCATAACAAGCTGAAGTCGACAATTTAATTGTCAGGTG